ATTAGGCGTGACACGGTATCTGAAAGGAGGCGTAAGCACTTTAAACCCTGATACGTACATAACCCTATATGATACCGTTTCAAAGGGTTATAGGGCCGTTAACAGGGCCACGATACAATCAGTAACATTAGGAGGTGTAACACATGTATCAGATATTGACTAAGTGGACTAATGTAGTTGTATTTCAAACCACGGAAAAGTTAATTGCAATTGATTGGCTTGAAGTAAATAACAATGATCCTGAGGTGTTTAAATTGGTTAAAGTAAAGGTGAAACAATGTTAATTTCGATATGTATATTAGCTATAACTGGTTTAATTGTTTTGATAATGGAGGATTAAATGTCTAGATGTATTTGTTGCAATGTAATATTAACACCCTATGAATTGGCAGTGCGTAGTGTAGCTACTAATGACTACATGGACGTATGCTTAAAGTGTTATAGTTTTATGGATGACGTAGAAGTTATTACTAAGGGGGATATAACACACGAAGTTGGCATGGATTTTGCTATCATAGACTATATAGACTATGACGACTATAACGCCTATGAATACTATAACAACTAATTAGGGTTGCTTATAATCTATTAATATTATTCTAAGCAACCCCTATATAGTATGTAGTATATAGGCTAATTAATTAAATAAAGGATATAAACAGATGACTAATAAAGACTATGACGAATATATACATTACGCTACATTGAGTGATGCATATGAGTTAATTGCTTCAATTGGTATGAATGATTTTCTAAGCAACCTCTTTATAGAAAAGAAAGGCAGAGCGTTAACGATTGCCGAGATAGAGGCAATGGAAGTGTTACATGAGGGCTGGATGTTATGACTTATGAGGCGACACATAAACAATGCACCGATTGCGAATCGTCGAAAGGGTTAACTGTTAATTTAGATGGGTCGACTAAGTGCTTTTCATGCGGTAAGTATACAAGGCTCTCTACGGGCTCAGAGGTCACTACCCTACCTATGCCATCACCTAAGCCCATCAAAGGCGTTACAGAGCGTCCTGATGCGTTTGTAGGGGGTTTTAAGGATAGACGGATAACCTTTGCAACAGCCACCAAGTATAATGTTACTCAAACGGACAACTTGACCATATTTCCTTATTACAACAAGGCCGGTAACATTCAGGGTCAGAAGGTGCGTAATGTAGAAAAGAAAATGTGGTTTGAAGGAGATAAACAGAAGACATTGTTATTCGGCCAACAGTTATTCACAAAGGGCGGTAAATATGTAACTATTACTGAAGGTGAATATGATGCATTAGCAGCATATCAAATGTTAGGTAATTATCCCGTTGTTAGTATTCGCACTGGAGCAGGTAGCGCACTGGGGGATTGCAAAGAACAGTTTGAGTGGCTTGACTCGTTTGATTGTATTGTTATATCCTTTGACGGGGATGAGGCTGGGTTGAAGGCATCGGCAGAGGTGGCTGAGTTATTCGGAAATAAAGCACGTGTAATTAAGAATTCAGTTGATTATAAAGATGCATGTGATTACTTAACAGATAGGCATGAAGTAGATTATGTAAAGGCATGGTGGTCGGCAGAACAATATAAGCCTGAAGGTATTGTTACAATGGCGGACATTCGCGACCGCCTACTGATGCCACCTGTAGCGGGTGTGCCGTGGTGCTTTCCTACATTGACTGAGTTGACGTATGGGCGGCGTAAAGGTGAGTTGTTTGGCTTTGGTGCTGGTGTCGGGGTTGGTAAGACTGATATCTTTACACAACAAATAGCATACGATATTGATACGCTAGGGTTGAAGGTAGGTGTTATCTATTTAGAGCAGAACGTAGTTGAAACCGCACAACGTGTGATGGGTAAGCTGGACAAGAAGCTATATCACATACCTGATGGCGAATGGACTAGAGATCAGTATGTTAAATCGATTGATAGGCTGGAGAACCGCGATCAACTGTACATGATGGAACACTTTGGCACGATGGATTGGAAGACCATCAAGAGTATCATCAAATACTTTAACAAAGCATACGACATCGAGCATATCTATTTAGACCACCTAACAGCCTTGTCAGCTAACGAGCAGGACGAGCGTAGGGCACTAGACGGTATCATGGCGGATATGGCAGGGTTGGCGCAGGAGCTGGGTGTTATCATTCACTTCATTAGTCACTTAACTACGCCTGATGGTAAGCCACACGAAGAAGGGGGTCGGGTGATGGAGAAGCACTTCACGGGTAGTAGGTCTATTGCACGTTGGAGTCACTACATGTTTGGCTTAGAACGTAACAAGCAGGAGGAAGACCCTATAAAGAGGCAGACAACAACGTTCAGGGTGCTTAAGGATAGGTTTACGGGGCGTGCAACAGGTATGAAATTTGGCTTGCTATATAATCAAAAGAATGGTATACTGAGTGAAACAACATTATTATCGGAGGAACCACTATGATAATTACTGAAGCGATAGGCGACACTGTTATAGGGTGCTACTATGCATCAGAAACAGCGCTGGACTGGGTGCAGGTAGAGTGTGTAGATAGTAGCTACCTATACGACATCGCGCCTACCTGCGTACAGTGGTTAACTTATTTTAATTAAGGGTATGTTATGAATGAGCGACTTAAAGAACTAGCTATTGAAGCTAAACTGATTAATGTAGAATTAAATAGTTTTGACACTACTTGCTGGTCAGTGGCGCAGATAAAGTTTGCTGTGTTACTTATTAATGAGTGTTATACGGTAATGAGGCCCATGATACGATATCAAGTTCACCGTAACCTTGCGCTTGATGCGCTTAGAGAACACTTTAGCCACGATTTTGTAGCTGACAAAGCAACGAGTACCATATGACACGAGAAGAACTATTAGCAGACGACACGCAATACTGCTGTTACTGCGGACAAGAGAAGGTGCGGTTTCACTGCTGCGGTGAGAACCACTTTCAGACCTTTGCTCAGATGGACAAAGAAGAGCAAGCTGAGTTTCTTGAAGAAGGGGAATAAAATGAATCAAGACTTTAACCTGTGGTGGGATACACCTTACACTCCAATAAACAACCCATTTACACCCGAAACACCAGCGTGGTGGAGTTGGGAGGCATGGCAAGCGGCTACTAAAGTGGAGCGTGAGGCGTGTGCAAAGGTGTGTGATGAGCTGGATAAGCAACGCTGGAAAGAATACAGCGAACATCACACCGATTATGGCCACAATATAAGAGCGAGGAATAACACATGAGCGGCGACCCTGTTTCTGTCAAAGATGTGTATAAAGGTGCCCCGCCGGAAACACAGAAGCCTTGGGTGGGGTTAACTGAGGAGGAGGTGGAGCAGATTGTTGATGGAAACACGCATAACGCTGAAGGCTACCAATTCTGGTGTAGCGGCAAGGGTGTTGCTGAGGGAGTTGAGGCTAAGTTAAAGGAGAAGAATTATGAGCGGCGGACATTTTAATTACACACAGTATCAATTAACTCAAATTGCTGACGACATTGAGCAACTAATTGTAGATAATGATAATGAAGAGTGCAATGAGTGGGGGGATGTTACAGGTCATCACTATACAGCAGAAACTATTGCGGCATTTCAAACCGCAGTCGAGATGTTGAGGCAATCTTATATATATGTTAAACGGGTGGATTGGTTAGTGTCTGGGGATGATGGCGAAGAAGATTTTCATACGCGCTTACGAAAAGAATTAAAGGAGAAGAATTATGGCTAAAGTAACACTACTACCCAGTGCTGTAGAACAGATTAAAGAAATCATCGAACTAAATAACATTGTATCTGACATAATTATTGAGTGTGATACGAGTTCAAGTATCGGTGCTATCATAACAATGAGCTGGGAAGAAGAACACAATGGGCTAAACACCAAAATGACTATTGAACTTTCAGGCGTGGAGGATTGGTGATGGACTATGAGGAAATAGGCGCTGAGATGCGTAATGAAAAGAATGCTTTAATACTGCAAGGTCTTGTTAAAGAGTTCTTTGATACGTATTTAAACAGAGTGGAAGAAAGCGATAGCGGTACTGAGTTCAGCCCCATTACACTTAGCTGTTGTAGGGTTATGATGTTGGAACCGTTGAATGATTTATTAACAAAGATGGCAAAGCTGTCTGGTGCAAAAGAGAAGGTAACTTATGAATGATGAAGGAACGGGCAACGTAACCCTATTACGTGAAAACGAAGATGGCAGTGCTGTCTACCAGTTTGACTTTCCACCAGAGGCAGTATCAGCCTTGACGCGGTTAGGTATACTCACTGCTATTCAGGCGGGGATTGGTGATGCTAAGAAACTAGCACCTGATTATGAAGCTGACCCAGAGTTCACAGAGGAGATTAGAGACTTGGCTGAAGAGGCTGGATTTTGTATGTGGCAGGATGAGAGCTACAAGCCGGAGGGTGAGGTAGTGGACTGGGCTTGTAAGTATGACAAAGAGTTAGTTAAATTCTATCATTTGGTTAAAGCGATGTACGAACATGAGTGATAACACACGAGATCCGCCGCTAACACAGCTAGAGAGGGCGTTGTTAGCTGACAAGATATTCGACATACGGATAGATGAAGAGGAACGCAAGCGAGAGTTAGCATAGCATGAACTTAAAATGAAAGAGATGTGGAACAGATGAACGACATACAAGAAACATTAGAGACACGCGGTAAGCGCTATGGTGAGTATATAGAGGTAGCAGCGACATCACAATTGTTAAAGAATGTGTTGCGTACATCGCCTAGTTGGGTTATGATGGAGCCGTACATGCAAGAGAGTTTAGATTTAATCTGTAACAAACTAGCACGTATATCTAACGGCGACCCCTTCTATGCTGACAGCTGGCATGATGTTAGTGGGTATGCTAAACTAGTGGAGATTGAACTTGAGAAGTTATAATGGTACTTACACTGGACATAGAGACGGATAGTAGTCATAACAAAATATGGCTTTGCTACACACATAACAGCGAGACAAATGAATACATATGTCACACGTCATCAACTACATTAACACCCTTGCTAAACAAGGCAGACACGATAGTAGGGCACAACTTAA